ACAAGAACCTGCATCCTTGGGAAAGCACCTGATGAAGCAATCAAGGCAATATCAAAGAAATTCAACACAACACAATATCAGGCTGGCAGACTGGTGATGACAGAACAGGCTTATTTTCATTCGGTTGCACAGAAAGATGCCTTTGATGAACTTGATGTTGAAGAATTTGAAATTGTGGCAACACTGGACAGTCACACATCTGAAATCTGTCAGGAAATGGATGGCAAAGTCTTTCCAATGTCACAATATGAAGCTGGGGTGACAGCCCCACCTTTCCATGTGTTTTGCAGAACAGTGACAGTTCCTTGGTTTGAAGACAATTTCACAGGTGAAAGGGCTGCAAGGGGTGCTGATGGTAAAACCTATTATGTGCCTGACAACATGACCTATAAAAAGTGGAAACAGGCAATGGTTGATGGTGACACCAGCGGTCTGAAGGTTATTGACAACCTTGATGACCTGAAAGTTCAGCTTGCAGACAAAAAGAATGAACTTAATGATTTGAAGAAACAGATTCAAGATATTCAGGACAAATTGAAAGATTTCAAGAGTGGTGGGGGCAATCCTTACAACTGGAAATTTTCAAAGATGTCAGATGATGAACTTCAGCAACACATTGATGCTTTGAAAGTCAAAGAAGCAAAATATGATGCTGAATATCAAAGTTATGTGGCTGATTATACCAAGTATTACAGCAGACCTGACAGGGGAACACCTGAAAGGGCTGAATGGGATAAATGGAAACAATCACTGATTGACAGTGGCAGTGACATCAATGACATCACAAGGAAGATGTTTGACACTGAAAAATTAAGAAACAGTGTTACAGATGAAATCAAACATGCAAACAACTTTATGAATTGGAAATCCAAATATAAAGGTGTTACTGCACAAGATATTAATGATGAAATTGATATGCTGATTTCAAAACAGAAGCCTATTGAAGATGAAATTGATGCCCTTGAAGCCAAAATCAGAGAAGCTGAAAAACTGAAAGCTGAAGCTGATTTCAGCAATGTTTCCTTACAGCAGATTAAAGATGAACTTATTGCAAAACATGACACAATCTTGAAATCCGCTGAACAAAAAAAGGAATTTTCTGCTATAATTCAGAATTGGGAAAAGGACAAAGCAAACCTTTACAACAAGATGGCTGATAACTTTGCAAGCAATCACTATTATGACAAAGGAACAGGCTGGTATTCATCATGGCGAAAAAGAATTGAAATGGATATGAACTGTGTTCCTTGGGATAAAGCGGTTGGTCGCAATGCTTCAGGTGCATGGAAAACCAAATTCCATGAAGAAATGCACCAGCTGGATCACATACTGGCAAGACAGAAAAGCCCTTTTGCATTGCTTGATGGCACAATAGACCAATACAACCTGATGGCATTCACATCACCACAGACAGCGGTGGGCAAGAAAATGATTGCTGCCATTGATGATGATGTTCTTGAAATCATCAACACTGCTGTTGAATGGGATAATGCCGCAAATGGTTCTTCTATAAAGAAAATCAAAAGTTTGGGCAGAATTTCATCAGATGCAAAATCAGCAACAATCAAATATCTGAAAGCCAAATATCCAACAGCCAAAGACAGGGCATTGATTGACACTGTGACAGATGCCATTGGCATGACAACCAGCGGCAACCTGCACCCTTATTCAAAGGGCTTTTGGGGGCATAAACAGAAATATTGCAAGGACAATGGCAAAACAGGTGCAACCAGTGAAGCCTGGGCAAACATTGCTGGCTTCCTGATGCGTGGTGAAACAGAAGCCCTTGATGCTGTAAAGGTTCTGATGCCAAAGACAGTGGAAACATACACTGAAGTATTTAATGAAGTTGTTGATTATGCAAAATCAAACACAATATCATACACAACAAAATAAGGGGTGAATTACATGCCAAAAATCGAATATGAACCTTGGGAAATCAAGGACTTTGAAGAAACTGAAGAAGGCAAAAAGTACATTGAATACAATGACAAAGTTGGTGGTGAACCACTTGGTCTGATCGTTCCTTTTGGCTATCCAGCAGGATTTGAAAAGTATGGCAGTGTGATTGCTGTTTATGATGAATGCATCAAGCAGGGCAAAACATGGGAAGAATTGCTTGGTTTTGATCCACCTGAAGATGCGGTTCTATAATTAAATAATTCAAAAGCACTTTGCAGCGGTTGCAGGGTGCTTTTTTATTACAATATTTTTCGATACACAAAACTTATAGAAAGGATAACGGCAAAATGTCAGCTATAAAAACAGTAGTTGCAACAATCAATGGTCAGCAGTACACATTGACCTTGAACAGTTCAACAGGTGCTTATGAAGCAAGCATTTCAGCACCAACTGAAACCAGCTATCATGTGAATAGTGATCATTATTATCCTGTTTCTATTACTGCAACTGATATTTCAGGGAACAGCACAACAATCAATGACACAGATTCAAAGTTTGGTTCTTCCCTGCGATTAAGAGTTAAAGAAACAGTAAAACCAACAGTTGAATTTGTAACACCAACAGATGGTGCAGGCCTGACAAACAACAAACCAACAATCAAGTTGAATGTGAAAGATACTGGTTCAGGAATTGACCTGTCAACATTCAGACTGAATGTTGGTGCAGATGTTCTTCTGATTGCAGACTGCACACAAAGAGAAATTGCAGATGGTTATGAAATCACATACATACCTGCAACTGGTCTTGCGGATGGTGTGCATGTACTCACAGCAAATGTGTCTGACAATGATGGCAATGCAGCGGATGCAGATTCCATCAGCATCAAGGTTGACACAGTTCCACCTTCATTGACTGTTCTGACACCAACAAATGGCACATTTACAAACACAAGTGGCTGCACAGTGACAGGCAAAACAAATGATGCAACATCTTCACCTGTTACAGTTGAAATCAAACTGAACAACACATCAGTTGGTTCTGCAACAGTTCAGGCAGATGGTTCATTCAGTAAAGTCATCACCCTGGCAAATGGTGAAAACTTGATTGAAGTTATTGCAACAGATGCCTTGGGCAAATCCACATCTGTCACAAGAACTGTCACACTTGACACATCTGCACCTGAATTCACATCAGTTTCTATTGCACCAAACCCTGTCAATGCAGGTGCAACTTACACAATCAGTGTTAAAATATCGGTTTAGCCTATGATTGAAGCTGTTTGGGGAACATGTGACGGATATGGAATTGTATTCACACAGGTTTCCAATGACACATGGACTTGTGAAGTTCCTGCTGATTTAAGTGATGGCACATATTATGTTGAAATTTATGCAAGGGCAAAAAGCGGTGTTGTTATATACACCACTGCGATCCTGCACATGTTTGACAGCAAGTGTGTATCACTTGAACTGGTGGATGATGGTTTTTATATCATCATCAAGGCAAATGACATTGATGTGAAAATAGTGAAGGATGAAATTGAAGTCTACATTGCGGCATACAGTGTGGAACTTCTGAAAGATATGTTTAAGGTGGTGATGGTATGCGATTAGATGAATTATGCTTTTACAAAGGCGAAAAAAGATATGTGCAGTTTGAAGTTATCAGCACAAAGAATGAAAGGGTTGTTGTGACAGATGCAACATACACAATGAAGCATGATGAAGTGGTTGTTGACAGTGGTGAATGTGAAATTGTGAATGGTTCTGTTCTGCAAATCTTAATCTTTCCACCTGATGTTGGAAGTTATGATTTGGAAATCACATATACACTTGCCCCTGAAATAAGAAAGATAAGGTGTAAAATCCATGTCGGTTAAGGTTGAATCAGTCGCAATCACACCATCCACTGTCAAAACTGGTCAACAATTTATCATCAGTGTAAAGGTTCAGGTTTCAACCTATGAAAGATTGAAAGCATGGACACATAACTTACTGAAAAAATTCACACACAAAAATCTGAAAGATGATTTGCTTACATGATGAAGCACCTGAAAGGGTGCTTTTTTCATGCACATTTTTGTTCTTTAAAGATTCCCCTTCCCTGCTGAAAATCTATGAAATGAACCCAAAGGGGTGATTGGTAGTAGTTTCTTATTCAGCAGGTTGGAATCTTTGAAAATATTGACCTGTGTGGATGTCGTAAAAAGACACAATACCCAAATTCAAAGGCAAGAAAAAGCCGTAAAAAATCGTATGAAAGAAAGGTATAAACGATATGAAAAGAAAGTTTTTGGAAGACCTTGGTCTTGAAAAGGAAGCCATTGATTCCATCATGGATGAGAATGGCAAAGACATTGAAAATGCAAAGGGTGACACAAAGAAACTTGAAGACACCATTGCAACACTGACATCAGAAAAAGAAGCACTGGAAAAACAGGTTTCTGAAAGGGATTCACAGCTGGAAACCCTGAAGAACTCCACAGGTGATGTGGAAGCCCTGAAACAGCAGATTGCAACACTTCAGGCAGACAACAAAGCAGCAGCGGATGCACATGCAGCTGAAATCAAACAGATGAAAGTTGATTCTGCCATTGAAACAGCAATCACAGGTGCAAGGGGTAAAAATGCAAAAGCAATCAAAGCCCTGCTGAACCTTGAAAATGCTGAACTGGCTGATGATGGATCTGTCAAAGGTCTTGCTGAACAGATTGAAGCACTTCAGAAATCTGATGCTTACCTTTTTGAAGCAAAGGAAACCAAAAAACAGATGAAGGGTGCAGTGCCTGGGGAAAGCGGCAATGATGATGGTGACAAAAAAGTTGACACATCAAACATGAAATATTCAGAAATGATGGCTTACCTTGCAGCAAACCCTGAAGCAAAAATTTAAAACCAATATTATTTTAAGAAAGGTGATTTATTATGGCAGATACAAAATTTGATTCCAAGAGTTTCAACCCTGAAGCCTTTGGTAAATATGTGGCAAGAATTCCAAATGTGACAAAGAATGAACTTGCAAAGAGTGGTGCTGTTGGTGCAAATGAACAGGCAAGGGCTGCACTGGCAAATCAGACAGGTTCACTGTATGCAAGAATCCCATACTTTGGCAGAATTGATGGCAGCACATCACAGAACAATGATGGTGCAACAGACATTGCATCCAGCAACACAACAACTTTTGAACAGGGCTTTGTTGTTGCTTCTCGTATGGATGCATGGACAGAAAGAAGTTTCAGCAAAAACATCACAGCTGGTGTTGACTTCATGGACAATGTTGCAGCACAGATTGCTGACTACAAAATGGATGTTAAACAGGCAATGCTGCTTGCAATCCTTGAAGGTGTATATGCAATGTCCACAAGTGGTTCAACAGTTCGTGCAAAAGCTGCAAAAGAATTTGTTGAAAAACACACATTTGACATTTCTGCAAAAGAAGGTGAAGAAGCACTGGTTGGTTCTTCTACACTGAATAAGGCAATTCAGCAGGCTTGCGGTGACAACAAAAACATTTTCAAACTGGTTGTTATGCATTCAGAAGTTGCAACAAACCTTGAAAACATCAAGCTGCTGAAATACATGACACAGACAGATGCTGATGGCATTGAAAGAGAACTGGCACTGGCAACATGGAATGGCAGACTGGTTCTGATTGATGACAACATGCCAACAGTTGCAGGTGAAGATGGTTCTGTAACATACACAACTTATGTTCTTGGTCAGGGTGCAATCATCCTTGATGACATCGGTGATGCAGTTCCTTATGAAATGAGCCGTGATCCAAAAACAAATGGCGGTCAGGACACACTTTATGTGCGTGACAGATACATCTGTGGTGTTGATGGCATTTCCTTTGAAAAACCAGCTTCCATCACAGCTTCTGCATCCAATGCTGACCTGAAAAATGGTGCAAACTGGGCAGTCATCAATGATGGTGCAAAATCTATCCCACACAAAGCCATTGCTATTGCAAGAATCATTTCCAAAGGTTAATTGAAGGGGGTGATGTTGCATGAATGAACTGATAAAAAGAGTTTGTGCAGACATTATGACCTTAATGAACAGCAGTCTTTCAGAATCCTTCATTGAAGCGGTTCTGAATAGACTTGCTTCTTTTGGTTATTGCCTGAAGGAAGATGATTCCTGGGCAATTTGCTTTGCAATACAGAAAGTTGAAAATCACATCAAGAATTCTTGCAATGTCACTTCAATTCCTGATGGACTGTTTCACATAGCAGTTGACAAAGTGTGTGGTGAATATCTGTTTGCAAAAAAACAGACTGGCAAACTTAATCTTTCTGATTTGGATTTGACAGGCGGTGCAATCACACAGATTTCAGAAGGTGACACAACAGTTTCTTTTGCTGCTGGTGCATCTGATGAAGATAAATTCAATACACTGGTGAACTTTTTGATAAATCAGGGGGAAGGTGAACTGGTATGTTTCAGACAAATCAAATGGTAAAGGCAAGAAAAGCCATTGAAGCCATGTATGATGGAACATGCACAATCACTGAATATCAGAAATATCAAAAGGGAAACAAATCAACTGGTTTCAAAGAAGTGGTGGTTTTGAAGGATCAGCCTTGCAGGTTGTCTTTCAAGACTATTCAGCAGACAAACCCAAATGAAAATGGTGCTTCTGCAATGATACAGGTCACAAAGCTGTTCCTTGCCCCTGAAATTCAGGTGAAAGCTGGTTCAAAAGTTACAGTCACACAGAAGGGTGTAAC